CTCGACTAGTCGTTGAACCGCTGAGCCCCCTGCCGGTTATACCTTAAAGGATTTCCCGGCCCCGCGACGAGACTCAAAGAGTCCCAGGCCCACCTGCCCGACCCGGCGTGGGGTTAAGCCCTTACTAAGGCAACACCCCACCCGCCAGCGCCGTACGACGCTTCAACGAACGGAGTAGGTGGACACCACGGATACTCGTCGTCCACTCCAGTATGGCTGGCCCATACTTACCCAAATGCTAGGGAAAGGAGCTCTAGACAAGTCACGTGGTCTCTTTACACCACCTCTGACTTTACCTCCGTCCAGACGACAAGGCTACTCGCCGGATCTTAACCCGGACGCCGTCTGGGGCCAGCACCCCGCTGGTCGCCCTTGCCGCCAATCACATCGTACGCTCAGTCGTCCAAAACGATGAACAAACTGAGGCGCCGGATCGCCTCGTCCTCTCGTTTCGAAACATACTCGGCAGGAACCGAATATGTTTCTACCTTATCCTTTCTAGGTACGGTTAAGGATTTAAGATGACTAAGGTAAGTCAACTTACTTCCCCGCCAATTAACTGGCTCTCGGTACCCGAAAGTTCGCCTGAGCTTCCCGTGGCTTGGTGGCTCAGGCACCCTATCTCCCGTCGGTCGCCCTCGCTCCCAAAGGAGCGCCGAAAGGGCATCAATTTCATCCGCGTCGGGTGAACCCGGTAACCTCGCAATTCCGAAGTCCGGTACTTCGGCGTCAAGGTTAGGGAGGTTAGTATGATACCTCCCCATCCCGTACTGCCTATGAAAGGCAGGAAGGGAGGCCGGGTGCAAACCCAACTGAGACGGGAGAAAACCCCAGCGTTGCCCGATTCGTGAACGGATAAAAGCATCCGTCCACTCAACACGGCCCCGCACTGCTGCCGCCAAGTGCAGCATGCCGCGGTAATCGGGAAACGCACCACCTCTCCTTAAGTGGTGAACTTCTCGCCACTTACCCTTTCCTCGCAGGAAAACCGTCGAGTTGACCTCAACGACCGTCTGCGCCCGGATGGTCTTTTCAACATTCAGACGAAACCCAGAAGGGTAGTCTGAATCAGCCACGGCGCGAGTGGAAGCGATCAGCGTATCGTCTCCATTCACGAGGAATTTTGCCTTCGTATCTCTAGTTGCCCACCTGGCAGCTAGATAACTTTGAAGACAAAGAAGGGGAAAAGAGAGGTAGCCTCCCATCATCTGCCCGTGGGTAATCTCAACTCCCGAAAGAGTTGACCTAAGTGAGGAGCACGCCAAAAGGCGAACCCCACCAGGGACTGTGGAGCACTTCGCAAGCAAGGCTCCCAAGATTACCTCTGCCACGTCCAGTGGCAGGTGGTCCGTTGCGGATACCAGGTCTACAGAAGTAAACCACGGAAATCCGTCACAGGTAGATGATATCTGATCCGGTGTCGGTGGGCCTCTCAGCAGCCAATCAAACTTCGACAAGTGATTATACAAGCACTTGTGAAGAGGGCCAAGGAGATCGATTCTCTCACAGAAAATGGAGAGAGCTCGGACCTTGCCCGCTGAGAGGACCTCTTTGTACCTGCAAGAAATGGACGATTCGCATCGACCATGCAGGCATCCGACCAGGAATTCCTTTCGCCGACCCATCCAAAGACGGTCGGCACGAGACAGCAGGACTTCTCTTGCTGAGGCCTGGGCCACGAACTTGTGGACCTCTCGTTCGTACGAACGATCCCAGCCCAAAGGAAACATCCTGTGTACCTCCCGTCTGCAAAACGTGAGGTACTCCGGATCAGAGGAGGGGGGTGATGGGTCAGCGTGAATCCGTAGGAAAGATTCACGCTGGGATGGAGTGTGTCGTCTGCAACCTGCGGGCAGGTTGCGCTTTATACTATTGAGACTGTGGGCCAAAGCCCAACGGTCTCTACGACACAGTCTCTGCAAGTCACAGAGACCATCTTTTCCGCGCTGTTTCTGAGCACGCGGAAAGGGGACAGAGGCCCGCTCCTTGCCCTGTCCCAAAAGAAAGACGAGGTGCCGTGACAAACCAGACACTTCAGGATCCGGTAATTCGCAATAGGGAACCCTAAAGCGAATCCGAACAATCCTGAGGCCTGTCATCACAACGGCCTTCGTAGCCTGGGCTGCACGAAGACAGCCTAGGCACGGTTTAACCTTGGAACCGCTGGCGGAATCATCCAAGGTGAACCCTGGCGCAGTGCGCTGAAGAAGACGACGGTAGCCGCGAGGCATCGAAAAGTCTTCCCCCGGAATTAGC